GGCTGCTTTTGAGAATTGGAGATCTCGGAGACATCGAGGCCGTACTTGACCGCCAGATCTTGGATGTACCGGGCCTGTTGGGCCTTGGCCTCCAGGGCGGATCGCCAGTCGATGCCTCGGGCACCGTAGATCTCGTCATAGGTCGTAATGCCGGCACCAAGCTCGTTTAGCTGGGCGGCTGAGTTGCGACCGACGTCGACGTTGGGAGCCCGGGGCGCCTGGATGGCCACCTCGTACCAGTCGTCAGGAGAGTCTCGCAGGGTGGGGTCGGTACGGATGGCGTATTCCATCACATACTCCCAAATCCTACGGGCGGCCGAGGCCATCACTTGGTGCCGACTCCTGAACCACACCGACGACATATCGAGTGAGCCCCGGTAGACGGTGCCCTGCATTGATTCTGGAAAGACCAGAACGTAAGGAATACCGACGCCGGCGCACACCTTTTCGGTGAGGCTGCGCCAGTACTCGCGCATATTGACGTTGGGGCGGTCAGCGGCGAACTGCTCGAACTCGTCGCCAGTCTTGAGCACCTTGACCGAGGCGCCGAAAATGTTCTCGTAGTAGTTCTGAGCGGTGCCCTGGGATCCAGCAACACCGGATCGGAGGCTGGTGGCCTGGACCTCACCGGAGCTTGTCTTAATGACCTGGGCCACGCTGGAGGCGAGCTTGCAGGACTCCATCTCGAGCTTTTGCAAGTCGTCCAAGTCGTGCAGGTCGTTGATGACGCACGCAACAAAAGGCAAACCGCGGAGCTGGCCGGCACGTTGGGCCTCGTAGATGTGGACCACCGAGTCGGAAGAAATGGACCGGATGTCGGTAAGTTGTCCCTGCTGCTGCTCCTGGCCGCAGAAAAAGGAGATGGCCCGACCCGTCTTGGGGTCGAATCGCACACCATCGAACACATCAGGAAGACCCTCCTGGCCATTGGGCGTGGAGACCTGCTGCGGCTCAATTAGCTGCAGGCGGGGCCGGCCGGTCTCGCCCTTGGTCAGGAGGATAAAGGATTCCCCATCGTAGAACCAGCCACGGGCTGCCAGCGACATCAGGGTGCCGAAAGACTGCCGGGATCCGATGTCAGGGTAGCGGCTCCAGGTGTCCCACCACTTTTTGGCTCGGAGATTCCACTCGGGATTCGAGGAAGCCGGTTGGACCGAGAAGTTGCTGCCGACGGTGTAATTCTCGAACAGGTCGCCCAGGCGATTCATCACCGCATTGTTCTGCTCAAAGAATCGGCTCTTTCGGACGATCTGCTGACGGGTAGAGGCAGTCACATCGAACCGCACCGAAGTGTAGCTGGTGTCGAGGAAGGACCGGCGTATTGAGTTGGACGCGCCTTCGTAGCGGTCGACAGGCGCCGACCGGAACTTGTTCAGTATGGTGTCGAGGAATCCCATCAGCTCATGCCCATCCGGTAGGACGCCTCACGGCGGAAGTTGGAGAAGTCGCCGCCGAAACTGGTGGCTGCAACCAGAACCACGGCCACCATTTTGTTGTAGATCTGGGTGTCGGTGGGGCTGGCGATACCGTCCTGGTTAAGGTAATAGACGGCCAGGTCGTAGTCATCGACAAGGCTTTCCCACATCTCGACCATCTCGGATGGTGTGGGGGCACCTTTGCCGGGCTCAGCGAACTCTACCGAGACATCGGAGGATGATGTCGACCGGACCACCTGGCCGGACTCGATCACTGTGGCCGCGGCGATAGACTTAGCAGCCAGGGCAGCCAGGAGCGTCACACCGCCCAGTGTCGCATAGACACTGCGGAGATAGGCCCTCTTGATGGCTACGGTAAACGTGAACACCTCGGGCGGATCTTCACCGATCCCAGGGTGACTTCAATAGGTTAGCTGGCTATTGACTCGCTTGACGTAACCAGATCATTCCAGAGCATCACCATGGCGAGCTGCATGATTTCGCAGTCGTGAAGATGGTCCGGCCATTTCTGATTTCTCTTAACCCAGACGTGTTTGATTCGACCTGCGCGGTTGGCTTGGGGGCGTAGGACGTGAGAGTCCAGGTGTCGCCAGTAGAGTTCAGGATCGGCGATGTAGGCACCTTCGGCCTGGACGCTGGGCGGATCCTGATGGACGCCCCATTCCCGGTCGATGTCACCTTTTCGCAGGCGGGACAGCATATCTCTGAGGTGCTCGGTGTCGAACACCAGGAGGGGCTGCACCACGTCGGTCCTCATCGAGGATGATGTCGACAGGCCGAAAGGATGCACCGCCCCGGTGGCTGCTGTGAACCGCGCGCCGGTCTCCCGGCCTTTGAGTGGCATCCAGCCAATCACCATGGGCTTGCGGAGGCCGCCTTCTGGTGGGTATCGGAGGCCACAAGGGAACGTGATCGGGTTCGAGGTCACTGAGGAATAACTGCCGCAAGCATCGTACACGGTCTGGGTATTGAAGCCCGAGTCGATGCCGACATCCATGTCATGGACCTCGAGGGCCACCTGCACCCGGCGGAGGGCTGCGAAGTCATCGGCATGGCCGGCAGCAATCAGGGTAGAGTTGCCGTCTTTCCACTCGCGGCACACCCACCAGAGGAAGGGCGCCACGGCCTGGACGTCGGCGGTCAGATAGCGCCGGCCGCCATCGACGGTCACGGTGGCCGCGGTCTCGGTGCGCTCCTGCTGCACGTCCTGCTGCTCCCAGGGCTCTGCAAGGTTGCCGTTAATAAAGCCTTGAAGGCCGGCCATAGAGGCTTTGGCCTCGAGGAATGAGACTGCTAAATAGCCCCAGGTACATTTGCGGTCGGGGCTGTAAAGGCTGCTTAGGTGGTAGGACCGCACACCGGGCATGGCGTTTGGATTCTCTGGTCGCCATTGGCCATGTCGAAGGGCTGCCACCTTGTGAGAGTCGGTGATTTTGCCCTGGCACAACTGGCAGACGTAGTGAGCCGAGGCTCGGATCTTACCGAGGTCGTGCTTGCCGTCCTCGGCCTTGGCGTCGTCCCAGGTCACCTGCCGCCATTCGAGCTTGATGTACTCCCGGCAGTGGGGGCAGGGCAGGTAGTAGCGACGCTGGTCACCGCGGAGGAAGCGCTGCCAGATCCGGCCTTCGACCACCGTCGGTGTGCTGGTCATAAAGGCCTTGGAGCTGGAGAAGCTCTTGAGGCGCTGCTCGGCTAAGTCCAAGGCGTCGGCCTCCCGGGCTGTGGCCTCGGCGAATTTGTCGACCTCATCGGCGATGAGCACCCGAACCGGGCGGCTGGCCAGGTTGGCCGGGCTGTTGGATCCTACGAAAGTCAGGGTCGACCTGGTGAAGTTCTGCTCGAGGTTGGTGATCTTGTCGGCCTCGGCCGGGTAACACTCGAGCATGGCCGGGCTGTCCTCGAGCATGGGCAGCCAGCGTGACTTGGAGAATGACCTGGCGAGGCTCTCGGTGGGCATCAGCCACAAGGCCGGGCTCGGCTCGTTGGCGATTAGCCAGGCCAGGCCGGCCATCAGAGTGGTCGTCTTCGAGGTCTGCGATCCCCAACAGAGGGTCACCTCGTAGACCGTCGGATCCTTCCAGGCCTCCATGGGCTCCCTGGTATACGGTCGAACCGATGTGCTGAACGGTCCTGGGTGCTCGGTCTGCCGTTGGGTCAGCCGGAGAGATGCTTCAGCCCAGTCGACCACCGTCTGCATCGGTGTCGGCCGGTAGAGATTGCGGCGGTAGTCCAGGAGGCTGCGCTGGAGGTCGGTCAGGATTTCCATGGGTCGGTGTTGTGTAGTGTCTTAAGCGCCACCTCCTGGACCCACCGGGTCAGCTCGCGCTCGGCGTGCTCGGGGTCGTGTGGTGCAATACGGCCGGAGAGCTGCTTAGGCATAGCCTTGATCAGCGAGGCCACGGCGCCGTCGTGCTCCTGCATCACCCGGCGGACCCAGTCGCCGGAGACCAGGCGCCGTTCCTTCTCGGCCTGGGTGATCACCTCGTCCCTGGCGCTCGTCAGGTTCTTGGCTGCCGCGGCATGGATGGCCACCAGCCGGCCGGCGTCGGCTCGACCACCGCGGAGGGCATCGACGGCCAGGTCATAGGCCGCACGCTCGATTTGCCGCTGCCTTTCGTAAGCGCCTTCTGGCGAGTCGGTGGCGGCTGTTGCGGTGTTGAGAGGGCTCTCGGCTTCAATGGGCCTGTAGGGGCCTTCCTGTTCGATTGCGGTGGGGTCCGGTACGTTCTTCTGTTTAGGAATAGACTTGGCTCGTGACCTAACGTGTTGAGATCGCCAGAGGTCGGCCGACTCGGGCGAGTCCATGGGCATCCCCTGAGATATAAGCTGTGCGACCCGCGGCTGGCTTATACCGATGCGGTCGCCGTATTCCTTTTGTGTCATGGCTGCAAGGCGTCCTTGATCTCCTGGGGCATCATCGAGTCGGGCAGGTTGCCGGCGAATTGGAGCGCTCGGAAGACGCCGTCCCTTCGGCTGTCGTAGTTGCTGGGCACCAGGGAACCGACGATCTGCTCTGGAGTGGTGCCGCTTTTCATCAGCCGGATAAACCATGCGGTGTTGGCCAGGCCGAACTGGTCGACGAGGAATTGTATTTGGTTAGGCATAAATTATTTGATGAAAGCATTACTCGCAGAAATTGATAGGGGTCTCGCGTTCACCTGTTATTGGAGATATGGCAAAAGATTCCTTACATATTTGCAGGTTTAACAGATGTGTCTATTGTACTATGCCCTATCCTTTGCTGCCTTAAATACATCTCATGGCCTTTCGCTATGATGTAAGCCACCGAACCACGGGCAACACCGCACGCCTTGGCCACATCGTCGAGGCTAAGGTTACGCTCGCGCAAGTCGTAGGCCTTGCGACACACGTCGGCATCCTGGGCGGTTGCAGTGATCTCGTAGTCCTCCTCCTCCTCGAGCGCCACGATGGGCGTGCCTAGGGCGCTGAGCTTGACGCTGCGAGGGTAGGACATCCAGCCACGCTTGATCGCCAGGGCAACCAGGTTAGGGGCTTCGTGCAGGAGTTTAACTCGGTCGAGGTCGTAGGGTATTTTCATTGTTAGAAGCTGGGCGATGGGTCGGTGAACCGGCAGAACTGGCCTTCGTACCAGAGGGGGACGAGGCCGCACTCGCCGTCTCGTTGTTTGGCGACAGCGATGATGGCCTCGCCGTTGGGTTGGTTGCGCTCCCGGTTGAGCAGCAGCACCAGGTCGGCGTCACGTTCTATCTGCCCAGAGTCGGCCAAGTCGGTGAGGCGAGGCACCCGGCCTTTGTCCTTCTCGTTCTCCCTGTTGAGCTGGGCCAGGGCGACAACGGAGATCTTGGTGTCGTGAGCCACGGCCTTGAGTCGACCGGAGACCTCGGCGATCTCATAGGTCTTCTTCTCGGCCGCCTTGCTGCCGTGGATCTTCTGGAGGTAGTCGACCAGGACGAGCTTAACGCCCCACTTCCTAACAGCGCGGCGGATCACCGCGGTGATGGTGGCGATGCCGGACACACCAGAACCGGACACGAAGTAGATCGGGCTGCCGGCCACCTTAGCGGAGGCACTGGCCATAGACTTCATTCCGCCTTCATCGAGGTCGCCGGTCTTGATGTCCTGCATCGGAATAGATCCTACGGTAGAGACCATTCTCCGAACGATAGACTCGTCGGACATCTCCAGCGATATAAACAGGGTCGGCACCCGGTGCTCGATGGCTGCTGCTCGGGCTATTGCGATGGCGATGGCGGTCTTTCCGATGCTTGGCCTGGCCGCAATGATGGCCAGCTCGCCAAACTGAAAGCCGTCGGTCATTGCGTCCAGGCGCCGGAAGCCGGAGGTGATGCCCGACAGGTGGCCCTTCCTGGCGAAGCGCTCCTGGGTAGAGTCGATGAACCGACTGACTACCGACTTGCAGGGTTGCACCTCTTCCTTGGATGCCTCAACGGTGAGCCCTGCTTCGGCATTAGCGACGATTTGATCCACAGACAGGGTGGAGACAGCGGAGTCGCGAATTAGACGGTCACCGGCGAATCGTAACTGCCGGCGGTGATGGGCCTCGAGGACAGCCTTGGAGAACTCGGGATGGTTGGACGGGCTGGCGCATATCTCGTCGCAGCGGTTCAGCACATCGAAAGGCACCGGAGTCCCAGGCATCGAGCGTTTCCATTCCTTGACCAGGCTCTGGAGGTTGACCGGCTCCGCCTTGGCGACCAGGCCTTTGGTCACCTCGTAGATCTGGCGCAGGCTGTCGTTCTGGATAGCCTCTGTGGTGATCCTGGAGAACACCTCGTAGCAGACATCCGAGCCACCGGATAGGCAGGCGCCCAGGAGGCCGAACTCGTCTTCCTCGGCGAAGTAGGGGTCGCTCATTGGTAGTCCTCGATGTTGGTGCTGTACGCGCCGGTGCCATTGTTCCCAGAGGGGGAGGTGCTTCGAGACTTGTCGATCTCTCCGTTCCAGTTGTTCAGCAGCGTCATCAGCTCACGTCGAAGGTATTTGTCGTCCGACTGATAACGTGCTTCCAAGGCAACCAAGTCTTCCTCCGGGGTGTTAAAGTCGAAGATCTCTTTCAAGGCCTTGATCTCTTTGGAACTCCAATGGGTGCCAGGTCGGCGGCGGATCATAGCACCGACTCGTAGGCGGAAGGCTTCAAGGTCAGGGTTCAAGGCTTTCTGCGAAACTCCTTCCTTTCCATTCCCTTCCCTTCCCTTCCCTTCCCCTTGACCCGCGTGGTCGTCGCGTGAGGCACGCGTGGGGCACGCGTCAATTTCATCAGTGTTTATTGACGTTTCTTCAATGTTTCCTTCTGGATCCGGCAGAATAGACTGCGATTCCCGGTTGTTGATCACCTGGTGCTTTAGGAAGCTCGGAATCCATCCAAAGCACGCGTCACCCACGCGATACTTGAGAACGAAAGCACGCGTGGCCAACGCGTCGAGCACGCGTGAAAAGTCGACGCCATCGTAGGGT